TTTGATTTTGCCACATCAAAAATTGATGTTGACGTGGGATCGGTAAACATTGATTGCATTCTTTTGTATGATGCTATAAAAGAAGCTCAAGCCACAGAAGAGGGTATTCTTTATGAAAGAATTGGATCAGGTTCCGGACTTAATGTGCTCGGACCCGGGGTGCAAGTCGGTATCACCGTCGAACTATTGGGGTCTTGGCAACTTCGGTTCCCAGCAGGAAACTACGTCGCCCGAGTCTCAGGAGGAAACCTCATCGGAGGCCCCTCAGACGACCCCATCGCCTACACCGCCGGAGTCCAAACCCTCTTAATCCAATCGGCGGCCTCCACAATCGTAACAGAAGGTGGCTCTGTCCCCACAGCGGCGCAAAACGCGGATGCTGTTTGGAATTACACAATGGAAAACGCCATCACATCAAGTCAAATGCTCAAAGGTGTGGCAAGAACGCAACTGGCCAAAGTCAACGTCAACGAAACAACAGGACAAGTGACAATTTATAAACTGGATGGTACAACCGTATTTGCACAAGCATCAACGTCTCCCACAGGGGATAGAAATGCCCCAACCGTAGACTGGAATTAAAGGAGTTTTTATGAAAAAGAAAAAAGGAAAAAGCGGCGGCAAAGGCTGTTAATTATGCCTTTGATCGCAATGCCGAAAGCTTATCAAATGTTCTTAGCCCCATGTAAATGTAGGGCAGCATCATAAGCCCATCAAATACCTTTTCGTTGGGGCTGGGCATAAGAATAACATAGGCGATGCTTCCTAAGAGTCCTAGCCACGCCATACCAGGGCGGGTAGAGCGCACAAAAATATCATCTGCTTTGTCCCCTGCTCTAATGGTGTCTTGCGTTTCTTTTTGCTCAAGCTGGGCATCTTGTAGCCGGATGCGTTCCATTTCCAGCAGGTGAGAGCGAATAGAGGCTTCATTCTCATAAGCCATCTTTTTAAGCCGTTCTAGGGCCTGTGGATCGTTTTGCAGGACGGATAGTGCTTGGTCAGGCGTTGCATAGTGTGTTGCCCCTGAAACCAGCTTTACGCCAGCCTCTACAGCATTTCCAAGGTTTCCAGTTAAAAGTGAACCGACAAGGTTTGCGCCTTCCGTGCCGTTTCTGCTTAGCCATGCGCCTACGTCCTTCCATGTACTCATAGTTTCATACCTTTCCCGTATTCCCTTAATCCTGAAAACTCTCTCATTTTGTCAATGTTTCTTTCTTGTTCACGGCGGATATATTGGGCAAGATCATCCGTAAACTCTATAATCTCTTCAAGACTTTCCCTTTTTTCCTGATCCACATCATCCAAATTAAGACGCATAGCATGGGCAATTTCTGGCAAAATATAGTGCATTGCTTTTAGCATTTTATTCAAATCCACGCACAGCCAATGCACATTTGTTTCGCCCATAAAGTTGTCTCTTTTTTCATATTCATTTAAATCAGGTCTCGCCACTTTAAGTCTCCCATAAACATTAAAGATTCTGCTTTACGCCGTCTGCGTAGACCGTTGGATGGGATTTTGTTTATATAAATCCAGCGTTCAAATTCTCTGGCTGCTCCGTCAATTCTTCCTTCATTCACCATGCGACGAAGGGTGGATTGTTCAAGGTTCTTGCGTCCAAGGTTAAAGGTGAAGGACACAAGCGCATCAAATTGCCCTTGGTTTATGGGATAAAAAATCAAATCCCGAACAGAATTTTCTTTCTTTGCCGCATCTTTCAAAAACAAAGCATCCGCCTGTTCTTGGGTGATTCCGTTTTGAAATTGAGGTATTTCCTTTGGCCATACTCTGTGACCCCACCCGATGGTGTCAATGCCAGCAGAATCCTTGTAAATCTTTAACACGCACCCTTCAAAAGCATGGATCAGGTCAATTCCATCTTGAGAAAGAGAAAGCATCATTTAGCCCCTTGGTTAGCGATAAAGGTGGGGATGGCGTTTTCGATATTGGTAACGCGCTCTTCGAGTTTGGCAAAATCGGATTGTTCATCTTCTTTTTTCATAATCGCCACCATTACGGCAAGGTTTTTATCCATGTCCGCTTGCGTTTTCAGAAAATAGGTTCCAGCCCCCGCAATGGTGGCGATGACAATACCAATAAGCGTTATAAGCAACTTGGTATTTGTATTGCTGCTGTCATCCACAACAGGGGCCCTTAGTTTCCCCGTTGTTGCACGTGTGCAACAGTGGTGCGAACTTGGTTTTGAAAGTTAGGAAAGTCATTAAGAGCAGACAGAATCAGTTGTTCGCCTTCCACTTTCGTGATTTTAGCAACAATTTCAGGGCTGCGAATAATACGAAAAGCAATAGCAGCAAGATCAAAAGAAGCCACTTTGTAAACTTCCTCAATAGCGGCTAAGTGTTGTTGGACTTCAGACATAGGGTCTTCCTTTATTTGGGGTTTTTTAGGTTTGAAGAGTGAAAAAAAGAACCTCACTTCATCTCTCCTTTGGCAGGTTTTACGTAACTTTATACACCATTGTCTTGATTTTCAAATGGTTTTTCCAGTTTATTTACCATCTCAAAGTATACGGGGTTGATTATGTCCATAATCACTTGGTTGTCTTTGTACTTTTCTTCTGCCTTTTCCATGGCGGCATTCAGGTCTTTCTCGGTTTCCATAGCGCGTAGACGTTCAGCCATGGCTTGTGCAATGCGCTCTGGCGATAAAGGCTTTTTCTCGGGTTCTTGCCCAGAATTAAGCCAACCTAAAATCCCTGAACACAGCGCTTCATCAATGGGAAATATCTTCCCAGAAAAGAATCCCGTTCTATCTTTAGAGGAGGAAGCCATAAAGTTCCCTCCGCCAGGAAGATCAAAGACAAGTGTAAATTCATAGTCCATGCCTTCCCGTTGGATAGGGGCTAGTCCTATTTTTTCAGGGACTTTTTTGCCGTTTTTCTCAACAAGAGCATATTCTTGTTTGGCACGCATTGTTGCAATAATGTGACATTTGGATGCTAAAATGGCGTCAACAAACGCCTGGTGTTTTGGCGTCACGTCTTTCCAGGATGTGTAGCTGTTTTTTGAGTTGGATGTCTTGGTTACGGTATCCACCTGCTCTAAGCACCCGCCTTGGCCGTTCCACTCATGGCTTATGCTGTCAATGATGATAACATCCGCCCCAAATGCTTCTGCCTCTTTAATGCGCTTTATATAAGCCTCAGGGGCATACGGAGGCGAAAACTGAGATACATAATACTCAGGAAATTTATCGCTATAGAGTTCCGCAGAACCATGCTCAGTGTCAATAACGCAAACCTTGGCATCCTTCCCAAAAATGCCAAAAGCCATTGTGAGCGCGGAATACGTCTTTCCACTTCCCGATGGCCCCGTTAAGGCAAGTCTCAATTTCTGCTTTTTCTTCTCGGCTTTTGTAAACATATCATGGTTCCTTTGTGTTGATGTGTGTATACAATACACAACAAAGCAAACCAAGTCAACGTTTATTTTATCTGGTTATTGACAAACAGAATCCAGTCTTCGGTTATCATGACTTGTGTAAGGCGGTAGACTTTCCAACCCATAAACTGCGCTTGATTGTATTTCTCACAGTCCTTTGAGTATCCCACAAGCGTCTGGTGACGACCCATCTTGTGCGTATTGATGCCTTCAATCTCGATGGCTATTTTGCTTTTGGGGTGGGCATAGTCAAACCGCCATTTTCTCACAGGGTGAAACTTGTATTCCTTTTCCAGTTTGTGCTTTGAAAGCATTTCCCAGAGATAGAGAAACTTGCATTCAAGGCCAGAGGATTCCTCAATGCTTTTGACTTTAGCTGCTTTAGGTAGCTTCTTTCCTTTAAAAAAGGATTTTGGCAGGGGTATCATTCCACAGGCACCGTTTCAGAATCCACAACCATAGACACCATTTTATCCTTCAGGCGGCCATAATCAAAACACACCTTTTGATCGTCCAGCACTATTAGAGACAGCAAAGCCAGAACCGTGACAATCAAGACAAAACAGGCGGCTTTAAGAATCATTGTTTTTTTCCGTCTTTTCTTCGTGGTACTGCCAACCCAAAAGGAAAAATTGAAGAGCAATAACTAACGGAAAAACTAATTTAAACTTTCCATCTAATAATGGATGCTCTAAAAAAGAAAGCCATAGGACAGTACATAGAAGCAGCACACCAAAAAACAATCTTTGTTTGAATATATTACTCATTACACAGCCCCATCTATTTCATAAGATAACATTCTAAGCCAGTTTGATAGCGTGCGTGGGTCTTCTCCAGCGTCTATCTTGTCGCAAACTACTTGCCATATTAAATCTGGTAACTCACATTTAACAACGCAATCAGGCTCATCTGGGAACGGGGAAAACGTGATGATGAAGTGCGGCCTAGGCAACACTTCAAAAACCACGTCTATTTCCGCATCATCCAAAGAGTGATCGCATATCATTTAATACGTCGGCAAATCTTCCGATTTTTCAACGGGACCTTCAATAACGTCCACAATTTTCTTGTGGTGATACGTCTGAATCCCACCTTCACTGGTAAGAACAAGCTGTTCGGAATCCAGTTTATAACCCTTTTCTGCCATTTCCTTTAAATAAGGATTTGTTTTCTCAATAGGCACATCAAGGCCCAAAAATGGGAAGGCTTGTTGCTTTGTTTCAACTATCGTTTTTGTAGACATAAAAACACTTTCTTTTTTTGTGTGTGTGTGATATACATACCAAATAGACAAAGACTAAGTCAAGAAGAAAAAGGATGTTATGCACAAAACGTTGTTAAGAAGTCGCAGGGAATCGCTGGGTTGGTCAAGAGGTCATGTTCTTGATTTGATGAAAAATTACGGTTTTTCAGGATCGGGTCATAAGATTCTTTTTATCGAGGACCGGCGCACAAAAAGTCAGGACGAAGCATTTTTACGTTGCCTTTGTAAAGTATTGGATTTAAATTTCGATGATGTGGCTAGAGAACTTGAGATCGTGCCGGAGAAGATTAAAAAAGCATACTTTGAGGGCAAGATTCAGTATGAGGAAGGTCATTGATCTTTTTGAGTATAAAAAGAAAAAGCAAGAGCCTTTAAAAAACGTTCAGGACATAATCCTGAAAAACAACCACCTGAAGACGATAGAGTGTTTATGCCGTGTTGCGCGTTTCCATGCCAACACGGTTGACGATTACCACATTAACGCATCTGTGCATTGCCTAGAAAGCATTAGGCAAGAGATTGACGATCTGCTGGATAGGGTTAGGGAGCAGGGTGGGTGTTTGGTGTTTGACCAGTAGGCAGGATCACTTCGTCCCACTCAATCAACGGTGCGCGTTGTCCGTTGGGGTAGGTGCGTTCAATGATGCGTTTAACGACTGCACTAGGGTTGTCTAATAATCCAACATCATACTTAGAAACATATATAATTGTAGGTACTGAATATCTCTTATCAACATCCACCAAATCCCCTACCATCGGTACAGGACTTAGCCATTTTTGATTATCTTCGGTAACCATGACGCGCCACTCATCCGCACTTAAACAAAACCCAACAAGATGCCTTACACCCACCTCATCATCTGGATCAAAAAATGAGGCAAATTCTGTGCTAGATTCTGGAAACACATCAACAAAAAGTGCCGCTTGACTGAGCCGATGCGTTATAAGCTGTGTGCCTATAGGGTATAGTTTAGTCATAATCATTCCTTTGCTTGTTGGTAGTCCATCAGGGAGTTGAACCCTATCCTCATGCGTTATGAGCGCAGTGTGCTAACCCGTACACTAATGGACCATGCTTAATTGTTTTGTTTTTCCGCTGCTTCTTTTCGTTCTAATTTTATGCGCTCCATCCCAAGTACGGCTTCCATATAAAACAAATCTTTTTTTAAATCTTCTCCCTTTGTCTCAAAAATACGGCTGTTTCCTCCAGTAAAAGAACACCTTTGGTCATACCAAAGGACCTTAATGTCGACCTTGCCGTTTTCGCTTTCTATGCCTAAAAACTGCACCATAACTACTCCTTTGTTTGTTGGTATTCGATCAATAAAAAAACGGGGCTTCCCATCAACAAAGAAACCCCGTCCAGTTTTAAGTGGCAAGAAACCAAAACCACTTATGAGCGTTGGTGTTGTTATGACACACACACCAACCATTGTCAAGGGGTTTACAGGGTTTTGTATTCTGGGTCATAGAGAAGCCCGTCAGTTTTTTCAATTTCCTCTGTGGACCAAACATATTTGATGTTTGTGCGCCATTTGTTTGGCTCTTCCACAGAAAAATCACTGCAAACATCCAGCAATCCACCTAAAAAATCTTCATATTCATCAGTGGTCAAAAGAAACTCTAACGCGCCCAAATTTACTGTGCCCTCTTGTTCTTTTGACCGGATACGAAATAGACTTTTAGAAAGCCTGTTCGGATAGAAAACATACGCAATTAAAGTAACATCTTTCCCGATCGAATCCTCATCATCAGAAAGTTCAACGTGTTCCAGTGTGTATTTTTCTCTTTCGTACACGTCTGTGCATTCAAAAGGCTTGTTAAAATCTGTTAATGATACCATAAGGGTTTCCTTGTTTGTTGTTGTTTGTATACACTACACAACAAAAGGACTTGTGTCAAGAAATAATTGCTGTATGATGCAATCAAGAAAAGGAATCATTATGACCGATACTTCATCAGTTTTTGCAGCCGCTCTGAATGCTCTTTTGATTAAGCGATACGATAAAATGACATCTTTTTTTGATGAAGCCGTTATCAATGGGTGTATCGAGGATGCCAGAAAAATAGTTGCCCTTGCTGAGAATGGCAATAAAGAGGATAAAATTATTATTCTACCCTCTTTGGAAACAAAAAAGCCCCGTGGCCGCCCAAAAGCAAAAATCTAATCAAGATTTCTCCATTGAAAAGCCCTTTTTTCCTGATCTGCTTGCTGTTGCAGGATTTGGTTTTGCCGTTTCATTTCCTCTAGCATTTGTTCCCTGTGTGCCCGCTCTTCTTCCATTTTTAAGCGTTCACAGTGAAGTGTCCATTCGTAAAGGCATTCCACGCTGTAGTAGGGCGTTTGCGCCATAGCCGCACTTGAAAGGGTGGCCATGAGAACAAAGATTGCTGTGCATTTAATCATTTGGTTATCTCCTTAATTTTAATAGGTTATTTCTTACAAACGCGCCCCATTGGTTTCCGTTCCGATAAGGGTTACGCCTTTAAAATCAGGGTTTTTTAATGGCACCCATTGAAAGTTTGCCCCCGATAAATCTGCATAAGCAAAATCACCAGCATGAATGTATGCGTGTCGGAAATTTGATCCCCTAAGTTTTGCGTGTTGGAAGTCGCAATGAATTAGGGTGGCCTGTCTAAAAGAAACACCATCCAGTTGACACCCATAAAAATTAGCCTTGGCAAGGCTTGCCTCTGTAAAACAGCATCCGAGTAAATTAGCACCGCAAAATTTTACCCCTTTGATTGTATCTAAGGTCCTTTTTTTACCAAAAAGAGCTTCGATGGCTTCATTCGTTTTTGCATTATCTGTAAACGTTACGACGTGAGAAAAATCTGTTCCCATTATCTCAATATGACAAAAATCTGAACCATAAAGACAAGAACCTGAAAAATTTGACCCGTGAATAACTGTTTTTTTTACTTTTCGTTCTTTGTCTACAATCGCAACGTGTGGCATAAAATCGCAAAACAAAATCTGGCATTTTTTTAGTTTTGATCCATTAAACGTTGAGCCATTAAATTTGGATTCCGTGATATAGGAACCCGTTAAATCTGCACCGTCAAAATTAGAGCATGAAAAGTCACAAGTCACTATTTCTGTTGAAATCATATCCGACCCAACAAAGTTGGCCGCGCAAAGGCTTAATCCTATAAACTTTAAGCCCGATAGATCACATCCCGAAAAATCCTTGATTCCGTCACTTAGTGCATCATCTAGTTCGTCTTGTGTGTATTTTTTCATAGTAAATTATCCAAAGATTTTAGACCAAACGTATAATTAGATGTTTTGGATTTATCAAATTTTGCTCCCCTAAGGTCCGCGCCCAACAAACTTGTTTTTGTAAGGTCCACACCCGTCAAATCTGCAAACCACATCCTTGCACAACCAAAACTTGCCCCCTCAAGGTTTGCATTTGTAAAGTTTGCGCCTACAAAGCTGGCACAGTTAAAATCAGCCCCACTGAGGTCCGCCCCAGAAAGGTTTGCAAAAATAAAATTTGACCAATAAAGTTTGGAATTTTTAAACGTGCTATTTTCAAGATTTGCTTCCTCAAAATTAGCTCCAAATAAATCACATTTAGAAAAATCCCTTACCCCGTCCTTAATGGCATTCTTTAATTCATCCCATCCATATTGTGTGTATTTTTTTATTGCACTTTTTTCGACCATGGCCCAATCTCCCTTTTGTTTGCATAAACCTTACGAAAAACAGATGCTTTTTTCTCACACTCGGTTAAATCATCACCCGTGAAATGAATCCGCATTGTTCTTTCGATACCGCCGACCACGAACGATTTATAATCAGCCTGTAGTTTCTTTGCCTTCTTTTCAAAGGTTGGCAATTCATCTTTGTGAATCCCTGTGTAGTAGTATGATAAAATCATAATCATATGCTTTCTGTTGTTGGATTTTCAGGACTTAATGCAAGAATAGATTGCCAGCGACCTAACGATATAGGGTAATTTGTATTCCCCTTAAGTTGTTTTTTACTGGCCTCATAAGGAACAGCTACCCAACCATCGAGGGATTGCCTCATAGCCTCTCTAAGAAAATTGCGGGCTTCGTAAAGTGAATTTTCTTCGTCAGAAAAAAGAAGGTTTAAAATATCAGCCACGTCGCTTTTTTTGAGAATACAGGTTTCATCAAGTCTATATAGCATGGTTTTCTCTTGACTTTCGTTGTGTTATGTATACCATACACCAACACAATGACAAAATCAAGAGGTAAATTATGATCCAACCATTTTCGTACATTGATATGGTTTATTATGAGCGCAATAATTGCGTTGCTGCTTTGGCACAAGTTGCGCGGTCTTTAGGGTTCAAAGTTGTAGTTACAAAAACCACTATGATTGGCGTTAGGGATGAATGGCAAAATTGCATTTATATAGATCTCCCAACAGGACAAGTAAGCTGGCATTTCCATGACAGGGAGGATTTTTTGTTCTCAAGTTTTCCAAAAGCTGAGAATGTGGAATATGATGGCCACAGCATAGAGGATAAATATTTAAGATTAAAAGAATGGGGAATGACGTTATGAAAAATGATGCGTGGTTAAAGTATAATGATGTGTGTAAAAAAACGATCATTGCGTTTCTCAAAAAATACTACCCTGAAGAATCTTTAGAGACGGTGTATTTTGTTGGGTGGGACGAAAACGATTACACCAATGTTTTTGAATGCTGCGACAGGTATTACAGCATCGATTTTGTCCAAGAATGCCTAAAGCTAGATGCCACGTTTGAAGATATGGATTCATACTATGAGCATGTCCTTCAGTGCGGAATACAAGGTAAGGAAGAGGGCATTAACTTTAAGACGTGGGTAAAGCATCCTGAAAAAAGAAAGACACCTGAACAGCAGCCTTTTACTGCCCAACAACGGGCAAAGCAGCTTCTTAAACGCTGCCTCCCCGCTCTTGAAGGCGTGACAATGCATGAATCTTTGGTGGCAGAGATTCAAAAAGAAATTAAACATCTTTAAGACCGTCTAAAACTATAAAGGCCACTTGTTAGAGCAAGCGGCCTTAAACGGGATCAGGGAACCTGTCCCACTGACAATCAAACGTGTCAACTGTCAACGTACAACAGACTTCCTTTTTTGTCAACTATTTCCAAAATGGAAATAACCACTCATGGGCATAGATGGGAAATCATGGGAATTTGTGGGTTGACTTTTCTGCCTGTATAGTATACCAACAACATGGGGCTAGGCAGTCGACAGCCGAAAGCCCAATTCTTCCTTCCTCGGACGGGTTGCCCCATATTTTATAAAGAGGGAGAAGAGGAAGGTATCACGAAATGAAGCCCCCCTACATAAAGCTATACGTGAAAGATTTTGCCTTTGAGATACAGGGCATGACCAAAAAGCAAATCGGCGAATACGTATTAAAATTCTTAGACGCATACCGTCATGAATCCGTCCCAGATGAGTTATCCACACACAGTATTTTCTCAGAATTGAAAATTTCTTTGGAAAATTACGGTGAAAAATGTGAAAAAAACAAAAAAAACATAGAAAAACGATACAGCAAAAAAAACAATGACATTCCTTTAGAATCAGATACTTGCGGCTACCAGTCGAATGAAAATGGTAAACCAGTGGAATACCTAACTAAGAACCAAGAACCAAGAACCATTAACCAAGAACTATTAAAAAAGAAATCTATAAAGAAAAAAGCGGAATCTGAAACGCCGTTGGATATTCCCAGTTACATCCCTGAAGATTTGCTTTTGGATTTTTTCCAGCATCGCAAGGATTTGAAAAAGGCCATGTCGCATCGGGCGAAGGAATTGCTTATCAGCAAAATTATAAATCTCTACAACGATGGAAACGATCCGACGCGGCTTTTGGAGGCAGCAATAGAGCGCGGATGGCAGACAGTTTACGAAACGAAAGAAACCAAAACCAACGGGAGAAAACACAATGCAGAGACTTGGCACAATGGTAACAACGGCGGTGAATCAGGTGAAGGTGTCTTCTTTGGACACGAAAAGAATCAAAGATTCCCTACCAAACTCACTGACTACGAACGTAAAATCATCAATGTCAGACGTAATCTCGGCCTTGAGTCCTAAGGGTATTTACGGTTTGAAGTACGATTCAAAAACCAAAACGGAAAGTTTTGATCTGTTGCGAGAGGAACCTCAAGATGCCGAATGCGTCCAGAAGGCTCTAGGAAGCCTCTACGATGATGTCTTGAGGTTGCAATGGGTGGTGGCAAGCAAAAAGATGTTGACTGATGTCCTTAGCCGTCTGATGGCTTTTAAACACGCATCGAATGGTGAGGCCACCCTTTCCATTTTGATAAACGAGATTGCGGAGGATTTTCATGGGAAGATTTCTGCGCTTTCTCTTTTGGTGGCTTATCAGCAGATCAAGGAATCAAATACGCAGTGGTATCCACAGTATCACGAGATTGCGGAATTGTTTAATACTTTGACAAAAAACAATTCTTGTTTGGAAAAAGAGGTTGTTAAGAGGTTAGAGATTCAGAACATGGCAGCTAAAAATGATGCTTGACGGTGGTTTGTGTTTGTGTTATGCATACACAACAACAAGGGAGTGAATCATGACTGAAGAGAAAATTCTTCCAACGATTGAAGAATGGTTTGAGGCGAATAAAGAAGACGATGGAATGCTTCAATGTGAACTATCGGACACCGTGCCTTTACATTACAAAATGGAAGATTTTATCAGAAATTGTTTTTCACACTTTACAACAAAAACAGAGTCTTTGACATCTGGTGTTTCCGATTGGAAACCACTTAAAGTTAAGGTTAAAATTAAGGTTACATTATTTCGAGGAAGAAATAATGATTTAAAATACTCTTCTGAAATTATTAATGTCAGTGAGGATGAATCATGAGTTGGACTGATCCGCAGCGTAACGATTTGTTTTACCACATAAACCGTATTTGTCGTGTGATGGATATGTATGGCATTGGCACACGTGATCCGAAAAGGGTGTGTGATGCCTTGGAGGATATGTTGTCCGCGCGTTTTTCGGGGGATGATGTTGTTGTTGCGGTGAAGGCGATTATTCAAAGAACGGGCAGGATTCCTTTGCCTTCGGAGATTGAGGATTTTATTAAGCAAAAGGAGGAAAGCCATGACGCATAAATACGAGAGAATCTCAAAGGTTATCAAGGAAACTTTTGGGGAGCCAAGCCAGTTATTGAGGAAGTTTACAAATATGAGCGACGCTTATATTAAAGACCATGACGATCTTGTGCGTTTTGCGTATGCGGTTTTAGAGGAGTTTGACGGGCCCCGTGTAGATGATGTTTTACTAAAGGAATATGAACACGGACACTCGAAGCATTTTTCTGAAAAGCAGTTAATTTTAGACACCATAAAACAGCTAACTGAGGAAGGCATTGTGCCTACCCGTAGGTCTATATGTGATCGGTCAGGTATAGACATAAGCAAAACATCAAACCTGCTTCGGTCTTTGTGTTCTAAGGCCATTTTAAAAAGTAACACGACATACGGGGGGCGCAGAGTTGGCCGTATGGTTGAATCTTTCTCTATCAGGGATAACAAAAATGCTTAAAAAGCTGTTTGTTTGCATTGAGAAAATGTTTATTTTCTTTTGGTTCGGGGTTACGGCTTTGTATTTTGCGGGTATTCTTTTTGGTTTTGAGAATCGTTCCCTAGTAGATTTTGCGCTTTTGTTTGGATTTGCAGGGTTTTTTATGTTTTGGGCGAGGCACCAATATGAATCGCGCTGAAGTGATGAAAAAATTTTTTACTGTTTTAGGAACAATAGGAATTATTGGTATAATTGCATTTGAATTGTTTAATGTTGCAATTTTTATTTATATTTTTTTGCTTATTGGGATTCCATTTGTTTTATTTCTATTGATAGATATTGCTGACAGACTTGGTGGATTTCCTCCTTATGAAAGAAAGGATAAAGATGAATCGCCTTGATGTGATACAGCGATTAAAGGACGTGTTGCCGCGAACAGAGGCGGGGTTTGTGGATATATTTTTAAAGACGCTTGAGGTTGAATCGCGTCCGTCTGAGGGGTTGGTGGTTTTAAGGCTCCCTGGGCGGCATTTGGGGAGTGTGGTGCAGCTTTATGGGTCCGCGCTAGAGAGATGCTTTGAAGAACCCAACGTGTGCATGATGAAAGGCAATAAGGTTGAATGGATCAAGAAAGAAAGGGATTATGTGCTGCCGAGGAAAGAAACGAAAGCGATGTGGTGGCAGAATTGATGGAACCTTTAGAAGACAGAATTGTCAATGTGATTGATGATTTGTTTGGCCATCGCCGCACAAGATTTGGGTATCTATCACCGATGGCTGATGATGATGATTTGCTGGTTTTGGGATTAGAGATTCTTAGGGAATTTGGTGTTCGGAATCCTGAAGAGGACACGCCATGGGTAAGGGAATTTATGCAGGCAGAACAAGCCAGATTGGGAAAAGAAGTCTTGCAATCTTTGAAGAAATGTGATTAAGTTTTTGGTGTATAGGCAAGTGAAAGGCCGCATCATGCGGGGTGTTTTGAAAAAAACCTAGCTTGCTTCTGGTTGTCTTGAGAGGCTGCAAAACAGACAGCCTTAACAAGCCCTAAGCACCTATAGGGGTTTGTTTAAAAGGGACGATTAAACACCGTCCCTTTTTCTTTTAGTATTTCCCCAAGCGTTTGATGTCGCGGTCAAGGTCATCTGGCCCGAAGGTGTCCATGGGCTTGATTCTGGCAGTGTTGTTTTCGCGCAGCACGGCTTGCGATGGTTCAAGGTACTTCAGAGGCTTCTCAGGCTCGAATTGAGGGATGGTGATAACGCCTGTGATGGTCATGCCGATCATCATCATGATAAGCGCAGATGTGCTTTGCATTTTGATTTGGATATGGTTGGCGGGGATTATTTGGGATAGTCCCCACATAGCAGCGGCGGCAATAAAGAGGTATTGAAACGGTAACATGGTAGTGGTCTCCTTTGTTGTTGATGTATAAGCACCATACCAACAAAAGGTTAAAAAAAGGTTTAGTGTTTTAAATTTAGGTCGGTTATTTCTTGCAACAAATCAATGACTTCCTTAGGTATGCCATTTGAAAAGTCGTGAGATGTTCCGATAAGTTTTTTGTGTTCTCCGAATGCGCTGCCTTTGATAGTTATTGTTTGTTCCTTTGCATGTACGTGCATTGAAATATAGTGTTCTTTTCTGTGTTTTATGCGGTGCGCTAGAGAGGTTTGCCACGTCAAATGTATGTTTTCGTCACAGGATATAAAAATTGGAAGTGGACTTTCTATATCTTTTGGTAGTTCCGCCAAAAAAAGCATTGTGTTTACTGCGGATTTTGGGTTTATGGGTTCCGCATTATAGCCATTCCATCCTTTTTTTGATTTATGTATTAAAATATAGCAAATTTTTTCATAGCACTCTTTTCGTGTCATAAATCGCGTTAGCATTATTGATTTTCCAGTTCTTTTTTCAGTTTTAGAATCAAAGGTTTTGCTGCATCTGGTAAAGGTTTTCCGGTCATGGATTTAAGAATTGCTCCCCTAAGTAAATAAATCAGGGTGTAGATTTCGTATTGCATGGGTTTAGTCCAAGATTGCGTAAACGTTTTTTTCTTCGGGTTGTTTGCGGCGTTTCCGTTTCATAAAGAAGTGGATGGAATCGGCAAGGGAGGCTAGGGCAATGCAAAGGCATAGGCTGGCTAGGCCAACGCCTACAGGGGCTAGGATCACGGGCCAAGGCAAGGACGTGCCATCGTCATTTTTAAGCAGGTATAAAAAGCCTGAGCAAAGCAGCAAAGACAAAAGGATAAAAAACAGATCAAGGATGATGTAAAAGGATGGGCTTTTCATAGTGATTCCTTTAGTTCTTTGCTAGTCACTGTTTTCACAAGGCGACAACCTCCTCTGGAATGAATCCCCGTTCCCGCTGCAAATCCTATTTTTCCAGTAGGGAACCAAATACTAATAGTTCGGTAGCCTAACGGATACTTTATCGCGCTGTATTCCATTTCATCTTCTGAAGAAATGTAATCTTTGTCTGTAAAGTTTCCTATTTTGTATCTGTTTTTGTAAAGAATTTTTAACTCTTTAAGGTTAGGGACTCTTGTCCCTCTGTTTCTTCCTTTATCGTTGCCTTCGTAACGGTTGGCTTTGTAAAATTTAGTGCTTATGTCTTCTTTCTCGGCAATAACATGCACCCATCCTTTGCATAGAGAAAAGAACTTCCCAGCATATACGTTACCATCTTTTAGGATTGTTCCTGGTTTCATATTTCCCTCACGATAATTGATTAAAAGTGCGGTTACAGAAAAACCTGAGAGCATGGCACAGGATCGGAAACGGCAAAACTTTGATAATTTTGTCTGCGTCTTCGGTCATGCCGGCGATATAATACAATGCCAAGATGGGCAAAAAGATTATCAGGAAAAAGTTTCCTATGTTTTTCAAGAGGTAGCCTGTCAAAAACAGGGCTTTTTTAAGGTGTTCTTTGTTGTCCATAATTCCCTCACGATACGATTTTGTAGTGTTCTGTCCATTCACGCGGCATGGACGCTTTAAGCAGCATCAGGTCATGGTTGATGTTCTTGATCTCTGTTCTGCATTCTGCCAGCGTTACGGTTGCTCTACGGCCTTCCTCGTGGACAAAGAGGGCCTTGTGTCCGTGTTCTTCCATTTGCACCATGCAGCGCGAATAAAAGCCAAGGTCACGTAGTTTTTGGATGTAGATGGTGTTCATGGTTATTATCCTTTGTTTTCTGTTTTGATTTGCATAATTTCCTTATCTGGGTATTCTTTTTCTGCCTCTTCTCGGGTTGAAAAAACAGGGCAAAACCCTATGCCAAGATCTACTGTGCAAATGTGAGATCCATCCACGAGTAATTGCCTCCATTTATAAACGCCTAAAACTATAAAAAAATCATTAATCATGGTTGGTTTCCCTTGATTTGGTGGGTCATGATGGGGAATTTAAAGGGGCTATAGGGGTTGTATTCTCGGTAGCCGTAAGACGTTTCTGCGTGTTCTTTACCCCATTGGTTGGTTAGGCATGGGCTATTGAGTTTCTGTTGCTCTAGTAAAATACGGGCGGCGAAGGCTTGCAGTTTTTCGCGTTCATCGGTTTGTCCAAAGATTTGATTGATGAGATTGTCAATCATTGAAAAAGTGAGAATGTTATTTTGGTTCATTGGATTGATCCTTTTGTTTGATAAGGTGTTTGATAAGCAGTTCCATGGATTTGGGGATGGGGTATTCGCCGGATTCATAGGATCGGATCGTGCGAACGCATTTTTCTATAAGAGCGCATAGTCCTGTTTGACTGACGCCCAAGTGTAGCCTTGCTTGTTTAAATTGCTCGGGTGTCATTTGTGATGGTTCCTTTGGGGTTTTGGTTCATAGTCGGGATCGAGAAAGAAATCGGTGTAGGCTTTATAAAGGCCTGACAAAAAGGCTGGTTCCATTTCCTTTCTTTTATTTAGGTCTGGATAGAATTTTTGATGCACTTCTTTGTTTTCATAAGGTGTTTTGATGACATAGTTTGTGATGGTTTCGTCACCAAAATTTATTGAAAATGTATTGTAAGCAATACTAGGCAAGGCCCATGTTAAAACGAGCTTTCTAAGGGACGGAGCAACATTGACCTTGGGATAAAGTGGTTCTCCCGTGCGGCTGTGATAATACAGCGGCAAAAGATTGCAGATCACGTCTAGGGTTTCACGCTCTGTTTCAAAAAGATTGCGATTAAGTTGTGCCTCTAGTGCGTCAAGGCAATGGGTTTTTAAGGGGTTTTCGTCGGTCATGGTTGGTTTCCTTATTCTGGTGAATGCTTTGTGATAGGACCCAAAGTATCCTTATGTTTTTCTAGAACATCCTTTAAATCTTTAAGAAATTCGTTTGTTTTTTTATCAATAGGGATTGTGATAGTGCGGGTTTTATCATGCCATGTGAAACGCAAACTACGTAAAATACGTTCAGATATGAAAAATTGACGGCCTTTTAAAAAAAACTGAACAATTCGGTTTGGGTGCGATTCTCTATAAGCTTTGTATTTGTAGGAATTGTATTCGCTTGATCCTTTTGGATCTGGGATAAACTCTTCAAAGCACGAAAGGAATTTAGAAAATTCTAGCTCGGCTTTTGCCTTTTCCAAGCTGTTTTCCAAGGATTCGATGTTGTTTTCTATGTTTTCGATGTTGGTCATGGTTGGTTTCCTTTTGTTGATGATAGATACACAATACGGCAATACTTGCAGGATGTAAAGGAAAAAATTGCATCTTTCAAACGGGGAAATATCCCAGTTGTGTGGCTTCTTTGATGATGCACTGTCCGTAGTAGTTGGCGGCTTGTCTGCTAACGAATTGCGACGATTCTCTTTTTGTGAACAGGATTTTGCCGTTTGATTTGACAAGGTATCCCAGCACGTATCCGCCGTTGCCTTTGGTGATTTTTAGGGTGATTTTGGGATTCATGGTTGTGGTCCTTTGTGTTGTGTTGGTTTAGTGGCTGCCCCAGACAAAAAAGGCTAGGGCAATCACGGATAGGGTTTCAAGAAAAGACATGGTTAGGGTTCCTTTTGTTGTGTGTGTTTAGACACAATACACAAAAGGGGTTAAGGAAAGGTTGTTATGGTGTTATCCGATACAGATTTCTTCGCCGTCTATTTCAAGGTCCATTGTTAGATCGTCTCTCCATTCGGAAAACTTTTTGATCATTTCAGCTTTGTCCTTTTTGGATAGGGCAACACAGTACGAATACTGGCGTAACTTGCTTTCTGGGCTTGGTTTTTTAAAAGATATTTGTCCTAAAACATAAACGTTTTCCGCGTTTTGTATGATTTCTAGGGCTTCTTTGATAGGGTAAGGTTTAAATCCTGTCATGGTCTTGGTTTCCTTTGTTGAGTGTTGAGCGCTTGTGTTGTTGTTGTTATATACAGATATACTGCAATTATTGCAGCATGTCAACAGGAAAATGCAAAAAAATGAAAAAAAAATAGGAAAAAAGAAAGGGCTTGATTTTATAGGGTTTTGTTGTCATACATACACAAAAGGGAGGATTTTATGGATGAGAAAGATAAAAAGCCGACGAAAAGCAAAAAGAAAAAGCTAACACCTAAGCAAGAGAAGTTTGCTCGGAATATCGCTAAAGGATTATCTCAAGTCGATTCATATAGAGACGCTTATGATGTAACCAAAGACAATAAACACACGCACAGAGTCAAGGCTTATGAAGTCGCTAAAAACGGTGATGTTGCGGCGATGATTGCAGATTTGAAAGCAAGAGCAGAGCAAGGTGTTGTTTGGACCCGTGAAATGGCCATGGCAGCACTGTTGGACACCTACAAGATGGCTAGGGACCAAAACCATGCACAAGGTGCCACAGGGGCTTTAAAAGAGCTTAACGCGATGTATGGGTTTAATGAAGCCACAAAAATCAATATCGGTGGGCAGAAAGACAACCCTATTATTGTTGCGCCTGATGAAAGGGACCTTTAATGCTTATTGCGTGGACGGATAAGCAAAAACAGGCTCTGAAGCTACTTAGCAGCGATGCTAAGCATGTCATGCTCTATGGCGGTTCACGTTCTGGTAAGACGTTTCTCTTAACGCATACGGTCTTTCTTAGGGCCTTGAAGTATCCGAACACGCGCCACGCGATAATCAGACAGACACAGACAGCAGCAAGGCGTTCGTTATGGCTTGGCACTGTTCAGGATGTGATTGCTAGTAGGTATCTTGGTGTTGCTCTCAAGGTGAACAAGACTGATATGACTGTCACCTTCCCCAACGGTTCTATGATTGAGATTATGGGCGTGGATGAAGGCGCAAAGGAAAAGATGTTGGGGAATGAATACACCACCATCTATTTTAATGAATGCAGCGAGATGATGTTTAGCACCGTGTCTTTTATGTATTCACGATTAAGCCAAAAGAGCGCGGCCAAGAACAAGTTCTTTTACGACCAGAATCCCCCGCATATCTCTCACTGGTCCTTCCCTATGTTCGTGCAAGGCATAAACTACTACAGCAAGGAAAAGCACGTCACGCCTAGTGATTATGTATCGCTTGTGCTAAA